CTAAATCATCAAATGGTGATGAAGAATCTATGTTATTATCAGATTCAGAAAAAGATGAATTGATGGCCACACTTCAAGATACAGTTCAAGATTTAGAAAATGAACAAAGTAGACTTGAGGGTATAAAAAATAAAACAATAAATCCAAACACTACGGAGGGTTAGATGGGTTCAATATTTACAACATCAAAAGATGCTAAAATTAAATCAACATTTGGTAAAGGTAAATTTATACCATTTTATTTACAATTTGTACCTGGTGTATGTGTAGAAACAATTACAAATAAAAAACATTTAAAATCATATTTTAATGATAAGAATACAAATTCAATATTAGCTATATCTCATATTAGAGGTGGGAAGCCTAAAAAGAAAAAAACAAGTCTTAATAATAATGATAGATATTTTCCATTATTAAGAGGAGTATATGAAGTTCCAGCAAAAGGAGATCCTGTTTTATTATGTACCATTGGTAGTAAAAATTATTATTTGGGACCACTAAATACGGATAATAATCCAAATTGGAATGAGGATAATTTATGGGAACCTGAAATTCCTGTATCTTCTAAACCAGGAAGTCATGAAAAAAATCCAAGATTAATGAAAGGAGAATCATTAAATTTTTCTAAAGTAAGGTATAAAAGAATGTCTAAATCCTATAATGAAATATTAGATGGAACAAACGCTTATAATGAAACACATGGTGATATAATGTTGGAGGGTAGACATGGAAACAGTATAAGAGTTGGTAGTAGGGGTACAACACCTTATGTTTATATTTCGAATGGAAGACAGTCAACATTTACACAAGAGGGTTTTGCTGATGGTACATTAATTAGTATTACAAATCGTGGTAGTTTAAATCAACATTTTGGTGGTTATGCTAAACAAATTGAATCTTCAGGGGGAGATGATATGCTTGAGCTTGATATTGTTGATGGATTTACATTAGCTTCAGATTATGTATCGCTGGATGAAGATGCACCTGTAAGATTTATGGGTGATTTAGTTAGAGATGTAAATGGTTCTGGAGATGTTAAAGAGATAATTTATGACTATGGTTCAGATGAAGAACAAAATCAAATATTAGCTAGTTCAGATAGAATTACTATAAATTCAAAATCAGATGATATTTATTTATCATCAAACAAAGATATACATATTGGAACTAAAAGACATTTAACAATATCAACTAATGAAAATTTAATTATAGAATCGGAACAAACATATTTAGGTAATCCAACACCAAATGGTCAAAGTGTAGAAATGGATCATATGGTATTGGGTAAAAAACTACAAGATGTTTTAAAAGATATAGTTGCATTATTTGGTGAAATTAAAGTTGCAACTCAACTTGGTCCTCAAGGAACTATGCCATTACCAAGTGAACAATCTGTTATAACAGCTATTGATGATATCCTAAGTAGTAAACATTTTTTAGATGAATAAATAAGAGGTAATTATGAAAAAGAAAAAAACAATAAGACAAATAGTAAGAGAAGAAGTTGCTATGGCAATTCAAGAAGTAATAACTGAATTGAAACAACCAACACAACAAGTTTCTAAACCAAAAACAAAAAAGAAAATTATTGAAAAGAAATCATATACAAAAAATTCTGTTTTAAATGATGTATTGAATGAGACTGCTCATGATGGTGATTGGAAAACATTAGGTGGTGGTGAATATACAACTGAAAGAATGAATGAGTTGGTTGGTAATCAATATGGTGATATGATGAAAGATTCATCTAAACCAAATGTAAATCCAAACGACCCAATGAGTCAATTTCTTAACAAAGACTATAGAGGTGTTTTACAAAGAACAGAAGAAAAACAAAAGCAAAAATACGGGAAATAATAATGGGATTAAAACAAGATTTAATTGATGCAAAAGTAAAAGCAGCTGAAGAATCAGGACTAACAGAACCCTTAGATACTGAAGACGGTTCTATGATTGAAAGAGAAGCTCATTATACAACACAAGCTATAGCTGATTTTTTAAGTCAAGTAGAGTTTTCAATAACTCAATTAAAAGCTCCTGTTATTATTGAAGATTTAAAAACACCAGCTCAACCTGTTGATATGAAAGAAGAAACTTTAATGGGAGATAAGGCTCCGTTATTCAAGTCATTGAAATCTATTGGAGCTCCTATTCCAGGAATAGGTGGAATAATTGATCAACTTGAAGGTGCTATGAAACTGGCTCTTAAACCATTACTTCAAAATGGAGCCACTTTACCTGGATTAGATTTGGGAAAAGATGGTGGTGGTCTTCAAGCGACTGGTTATGTTTATATAGGAGAAGATCCAGATTCGCAGGGTGGTTTTGATGTTGAGGATGAAGAGGGGCAAAGAAATTTTACAACTGTAAAAACTTTTAAAGATGATATAGAGGGATTATTATAATGGCAGTTAAAGATACATCAAATAAACCATATATAATTGATAGAGATTCTAATATAAAAGTTGGAATAGATTTACCAATTAGAAGGGGTGATGAAAAAGGTGGTTGGTTTGCTTCAACTACTACAACAATAGAAGCCGTAAAAAATAATATAAGAAATTTATTAAATACAAATCAAGGTGAAAGACTTATGCAACCAACTCTTGGATTAGATTTAAGAGGTTTATTATTTGAACAACTTACTGGTGATACAATAGTTAGTATACAAAATAAAATTTTAGATACTTTTGAAGTTTGGTTACCATTTGTACAGGTTAGAGATATACAAGTAAAAGTTGATAATACAGCAAATCAATTAAATAATCAAATTAGTATAAATATATTATTTAATATAACACAAGATCCAAATACTTCAAACTCAGTTACAGTAAATTTTGATAGTAGTATAGGTGATTCCCCCTAAAAGGTGATAGATAATTAATATGGAGATAAAATATGCCAAGTTATGGTAAAGAAAATTTTAAAGAATCAAATGTAAATTATTTAAATAAAGATTTTGCATCATTAAAAAATTCATTAATGAGATATGCTCAATCATATTTTCCAAATACATATAGAGATTTTAACGAAACATCTCCTGGTATGATGTTAATTGAGATGAATGCATATGTTGGTGATGTTTTATCATTTTATATCGACCAACAATATCGCGAGATGTTATTACCTTTAGCTGAAGAAAGAAGAAATATTATTAATATGGCTAAAATGTTTGGTTATAAAGTTAAACCAATTGTTCCTGCTTATGTTGATTTAACATTTTCTCAAAACTTAGATGCTATGAGTGATGATTCTTCAAAAGTAGATTATACTACTGGTGGTATATTTGGTAAAGGTATACAAGTTAAAGGAACTAGTACTACATTAGTTTTTGAAACATTAGATGTTTTAGATTTTCAAATATCACAATCAGATGATACTCAAATAGTTGCAGCGACAGACGGTGATAGTGGTTTAGCTACAACTTATACTTTAAAAAGAACGACAAGGGCTGTTAGTGGTAAAGAAAAATCAACAACATTTGGTATCGGAGCTCCTCAAAAATTTAGAAAAATAACTATATCTGATACTAATGTAATTGATATTATATCTGTTGTAGATTCAAATGGAAATAATTGGTATGAGGTTGATTTTTTAGCTCAAGATAAAGTTCCAATATCTACTCATTATACGGATGACAGTAGAACAAATGCTTATTATAATCAAACTACTGGTGTAACTGAAGTATTAGCTGTTCCTTATTCATTATCTTATAGTACGACACCAAAAAGATTTACTCGTGAAACAAATATAAATAATACAACTTCATTAGTATTTGGAAATGGTGTACTAAAAGATGGTAATTTAATAGATTCAAATTATATTGATATGGAACAAGTTGGTATAGTTGTACCTGGTCAAGCTAATGATTTAAATCAAGCTATAGATCCACTACTTGGTAATGAATATTCTACTTTAGGTGAAACACCAAACAATACAACTTTAACAGTAACTTATAGAGTTGGTGGGGGTATAGATTCAAATGTACCATCTGTAGATTTAACTACTGTATCAGCTGGAAGTTCATTAGCTGATAATGGTACCAGCATTGCTAATTTAACGGTGACAAACAATCATCCAGCTCGTGGTGGTAAAGATGGGGAAGATACAAAT